CAAAATTTGTTCCGCTAATTTTGCGGCTGGGTTTAGTGTTGCTAGTGAAGTGACAGGTGCTTGACCAATATTAGATAAAATAATATTGACACCATTTAGTTTTGTTATTTTAGTAGCCATTTATTTCTAGGGAATGTGAAGCCCCGACGGGCATAAGCCCGTGGGAACTATAAATTATTTAGCTTGAAGTGAACCAGCAACTGCTGTGCGTAGTTGACCTACACCCATGCTGAGTTTTCCTACAATTAAGTCACCCTGATACTGAACTCTGAAAGATTCAGATGTTGTTTCTACAGTAGGTGATACAGTCTCTACTACACCAACAGCGTCTCTGTGGAAGATTAGACCAGCACATTTATCATTTGTATCTGTGTAGTCGTTGTTCTCTCCAGCAACTGCTGTGTTGTAAGCTGCCATGAAAGGTAGGTTGTTTGACTTGTATAACTTAACTCCAGCTATAGAGTAAAGTCCTTCGCCACTGTTTACAGAACCTTGTGTTCCACCTAGCTCTCTGTTAAGAATATTTGTATCAACAGAGGAGATAAGTGATAGGTACTGACGTGGAGAAAGTACACAAGAGATTCCATCAGTAGGAGCGTTGCGCTCTTCTAGTACAGCTCTTGCCTCGAAGATACCGTCAACGATAGCTTGTGCATCAAACTGTTTACCAGATCCGATAGAAACTTCAAATCCACCATCTTCACCTGTGACCACAGCACTTGCTCTTGAAGCCATGTCAAGAACTCTTGCGATTCTCTGGTCATAAAATTTTGCTAAAGCCTCACCGATCTGCTTACTGATCTCAGATCTTTGAGAGTAATGAGATAGAATTTCATCGAGGTCATATACAAACTGAGAGCTAATTAATAGATCGTCTGCATTGATTGTGACGGCGTTAGCCTTTAGAGCTGCATCCCCTAGTATAGGCTGCCCTGCTGTATGGAACCCAGCACCAAGCTTACCTTGTAGTAAGAATTGCTTGCTCTTTGCTCCTCTCAAAGTGTAGCCTCTGACTAGACCTTTGAAGATAGAAGCACTATTGAAAGCGTTAAATACTTCGCCAGAAAAGACGGTTAACGCTGTTGCATATTTGTTTGCAAATGTATTACTCTGATTACCATTAATCGAATGGGGGCGAGTAATATTAGCCATGTTAGTCATGGTCTATAACTCCTATAAAAAAAATATTTACGATTGCGACATGTCTAAAGTTTGAAAGATTTAACCCTCTTTCCGAGGTGTACACCCCAGTAGTTATCCGACGTATCGGGCTAGTGGGAAATTGAGATAGGGGGACTTGCACCCCCTAAGATTGCTTAACCAATTACTCTTTTGTAAGCAACGCCACGATAAACGAATTTAATTACTTTCATAACTATCTCCATTACCAAGACCCCGTTCCATGTCTTGATTGCATGCGTCCCGTTAGGGATGAACGGACGTTACTTGCCATACATTCTTTTTAGAAATGCAATAGCTCTTTGGCGTTTAAGTTCTTCCTCGTCATGTATGACAGGGTATCTACAGAATGTCTCTGCTTTCATAACGGATCTAACTTTTTTCCAAAATTTTTTCAATTTGTCCATTTTTAGTCCCTTCAGAATCGGCTAGAAGGTGGACGAAAAATTGTTTAGGTATGATTGTACCCCTACTTTTTCTTCTTTTTCTTAGGAAAACCAGCTTTCATATTTGCGTATGCTTTAGCTGTAATGGTACTGTTCTTCTTAGATCTGCTAGTACCAGCTTTCTTTCGAGCGTTGATGTTCGCGTATAATCCTCGTTTAGCCATTACCAAATGCTAGGGATAATTTGTCCTGTAATCCAATAAGCTCCTAGAGCTGCAACGATGCCAAGCATCGCTACTCTTCCGTTCCACTTTTCTGCTTTATTTAAATCCATTAGTCTAGTTCTGTTAATTCAAGAGTTCCGTTTGTAGATGCGTTTCTAATAACGCCTATGTTTGCTCCGCTTGGAACAACCAAAGTTAATCTCTCACCACTTGCTATAAAGTGGCTAGATGAAGTTGCTGTCTGTGCTGAAGTTCCTATGGAATATCTAATATCTGCACTGACAGCCCGTACACTGATTAGGCGCACGGTAGAAGTTAACACTGTGTTCTGACTTGTGGCAGTAGCTGTTAACTGTCTTGCGGTAACAGGTTGTCTTGCAACCTCTACCTGACGGACTGAATACTTTCCGTCTTGAAAAGAATGTTGTGTAGCTGTCACTATTCGCTGTTATAAAAGTTCGGGTGAACGAGCTAGTCTTGCCTCTACATCTTGTCTGAACGCTGGGTCAGAATTATATAAAGGATTACCAATATCACGCACAAGTTCTGCATGACTTCGGTATGGTTTTAGCCCGTCGTTTGTAGGTGATCTGCCTGTTATTAATTGACCCTCATAACCTTCAGAGTTTTTATATCTATTATTTAAAGCTTCAACTGCAAACTTTATTGCTGCAACATTATTAGATTCAGCAACTTTGTTAAATTCCAATACATCTTGCTCAGGTAAATTTGTGGAAGCCCACTGTACAAGATCGTTGTAACCTTGTTCACCTCCAGCAATATTCTGTATATCAGTTATTGCGCTTTGTTGTATAGACTGTTGTTTATTTTTATTATAAAAATCCATGTAAGCTTTAACTAATTCCTTACTGTCCATCTTTGATAGATCTTCAATAACGTCAGGAGTTAGTTCGCCTTTTTCTTTAAAAACATCCGCAGCCTTTTGCATACTCTGTTGTGACACAGGTATCTCAGGTTCTTGCGCTTCCTCTTCAACTGGTTCCTCTTCTGTTTCTTCTTCTGGTTTATGTAGCTTTTTCTCAAGTTCTTTGTAAGCCGCAAGTAAATCTTCCTGACTTTTAAACTTACCGTCTATAAGTGGTGGTTGATTTTCTCTTTCGTTCTGTTCAAAGTTAGCTTCTCTGTCAGCTTGTAATGCTTCATTGTTTGCTTTCCCTTGTTCAAATGCTTGAGCTTCTGCTTTTTGTTCCTCCTGATTTTGCTCAGTAGGATCAATCATTTTACTTGGCATAGTTTAGTGATATGTAGTTTTTGCTGATCCGAATGATCTTGTAATTTTTTCTTTTATTTCGTAGTTACCCGCAGTTGTTACTCTAGATTTGTTCTGTACTTTCTCCACCTTGGTCGATGGGGTTTTGTCCTCTTTCTTGGAGGGCTGGGGGTTCTTGCTGTTGTTGACCATTAATTATTTTCTCCGCTATTGGTGATCTAGCTAATTGACCCGCTTGTTTCATAAGCGTTTCTTGTGTTTGTGCTTGTTGCATCTGTGCCATTTCTTGATCCATTGTTGATTGATCTTTAATCAAGTTCAATGTTTCAATACCTGACGCAGCGGCAAGTCGTTTTAATACTTCTGTCGGTACGATGTATTGTGCTAAAGCTTCTGCACCAAGTGACTGTGCCACTGTGTTCATAAACTCCATCAATGCAACTTTGTCTTGCTGACGACCTAAGCTATTTAAACCCGCTACCACCACAGGACTAATTAATCCTTTTGGTAATGAGGGTATAGATTTGTTTCTTTGTAAGATATGTAGTTTTCTATTTAAATATGGAGTCAATAAAGTAATTGTTAAGTTACCGTAAACTCCCGAAAGTTGTTCATTCAACTCTTGTTGTACTGCTGATATTTCTGTAGCAGTTGTCCTCTCTGATTGTCTAGGACTAAGTATTAGAAAAGCATCAGATATTCTTTGTGTTAATATCTCAATCATTTCTCTGACAGTACGAAAATCAGCTTGCTTGTTTGTAGCAATTACACTTACATCATCAGCTCGTCCAGAAATAATACTTCCCGAAGATGCTCTTGCCAAAGCTTGTGGTTTAGTAACACTACTTGGTGATACTGCAAAAACAACTTTTGCCATTGTTGCACTACCCTCAACCATACTTTGCATAAGACCATCAAGACTTTGTAAGTCAGCTTGATATTCTGATACTCTTGATCTACCGTAACTCTCTTGGTCTGTGATATTAAATCTACAGCAGATCCAAGGGCTTATATTTTTAGGACTTGAACCTTGTGAGTTAGGTATAATTTTTCCGTCACATTCTTGATACCATTTGTGTGAACCATCTTTCAATTCACAGTGTGTAAAGACAGTTGCATCTTCAGCATCACTACCAGCAACGCCATGCTTAACACCATCTTCTCCAGCACTATTTATATTAGGTACTCCATCAGGTAACTTTTGAAATTCTTTTGGTAATAAAGATCTATGAACATGCTCCTTTGTGACGATATGAAGTATCTCACCGTTACCGTCACGATCCACTACAAAACGATTTAAGGGATACAGTTTTAAATTCTTCTTCCCAGCAAACAATAATACGTTGCCTGTGACAACCAAATGTCTCATTGCTGAGTATAGAATAACTCGATCGGTAGATTCTGAGATTTGTTGCATGATGGTTCGTTCCATCTTTGCTAGTGTCAAATCTATTTCGGATCTAATCTCTGGAGTTATCTCTGGTAAGGTTGCGAGTTCTTGGTCGTTAATAGATAACTTGAAGAAACTTGTATTTAGTGGGAACAGACTTAGCATAAGTTTTGAACTAAGCACGTTACATCCCTTTGCACCCAGTGATTGCCAAGGTATTGGTAGTTTTTCACCTTCACCAAAACCTTCCTCAGTCATAAGGTACGGGATTGTTAATGCCGCCGCTTCTCTTGCTGCGTCTAAAAACTGTTGTCTACCTGATCTCAAACTTTCATAGCGTGATAACGCTGTTTGCTTCATTTAGGTATATTTAAAGTTGTTTTATTTTTGCTTGTATTTAAAGGTATTTTAAATCTGTTAATACCCTGTGTTCTTTGTAAATCTTTTTTAATTGTAGACTTTTTTTTTAACTTTGCTTCATCACCTTGACCAGCACTTGTTGACATTGGAGGTGGTAAAGATCCTAAGCTGTCAGGTTGTATTGGTGTTGGAGCTGCTGGAGCTACTTTAGGCTCCTCATACTCAGGCATTTCTGGGATGTCAGGTTGGCACATCTTTCTTATTGTATAAATGTTCTACGACACTACGCTGCCCAGCTCTATACATAATAAGAGCTAGGGTGTCGTCAGGGTTTGGTGTATATGCAGGGAACGTCTCATCTAGCTCATCAATAATTTGATCTAGAAATCCACGTCCCCCGTTCATAAGGGTAAAACTATCCATACGAAGGTAAGTCACGGTTATCACTCTCAAAGAAGGCTGGCATCCTTGAGCGTTTTGTTTCTTTTAATTCTGCTTTACCAGTACGGTATAGAGAATCACTGGTCTTAATCCAGAAATCTTTGTTTAAATATTTATCGTCGTTGACACCAAGACTATCTACTACCCATGCAACTGTCTGTCTGCGTAGGTTGTCTAAACTTTTTGAGTTAGCTATACCTAAGTCTTTGCATACCATTTGATGTATTAATACATGGATAGATTCATCACCGCTAACATCTTGG